AAAGTTCAATCAACCGTTCATCGGCAAGAAACGCCGCGTAAACTTGTTCTTCAAGTTCGTAAGTTTCCATAATCATGCGTGCCCCGTTGCGATTGCGTGACTTGCCGCGTTTCGCACGTTGTCAATAATCTGCGCTTTGTGTTCGTCGAGCGACGGATACATAAACGGCTTGTTTATCGACGGGTCGAATTCGACGACAACGCCGTAATGATAGCCGTCGTTCTCCGCGTCCGCCGAAATTCTGAATCGGCTACTGTCGCGGTTTGACGTGACTTTGATTGAATCGCGGAGCTTGCCCGTGTCGACGGGGCAACGGCTTTTCGCTTCCGCCGCGACGGTGTACACGCCGTTTTTCAACGCGTTCAAAGCCGCCTGTGCAACGTGTTCGCCCATCTCGCGCAGGTTTGACAACGTTTGCCTGACGCCGTTTCCGTGCATACGGTCACGGCTGTTCAAATGTCGGGCGAAGGAGCTGTTCAAATGCCGTGAGCTACTGCGCGCCATCTTCAACAACCTCCTCGCAGTCCATAGCCGTGAAGACTTTCTGCCCGTTCAAATGGAAAGGCGGTGACAGCAACTTTAATCGCCGTCCCCGCCAAACAATTTCATCGTCGGGCAATATGTCTTCGCGGTATCGAATCGTCACGCGATAAGTGATTTTGTTCGCTCGTTCGGGCTGAGCGTCATTTTTCTTTGCGGTCAAGGCGTAGACGTTCGCCCAAAGTCGGCAACGTTCGCGCTCCTTTCGCCGCAAAATGTCTCCGCAGTCGTCGCGCTCAACCTCGAAGTATCGAACGCTGATTCTTTCCGATAAATGCCCGATTGTCATTTTCATCAGAATCCCTGCTTTCTGACGCCGAAAAGCAAACTCCGCAGACGCAACGTCAACTCGTGCCCGTCTAAGTCTTCGCGGTTTTGGTACAGCGTGCCCAATGTGTAAAGCACTGCCGTTTTCGCCACGTCGCCCGCCGCGAAAAATTCTTCACGGTCAAGACGTGCTACGTCACAGCACAAATTTATCGCCGCGTTCAATAGACTTTGAATCGTCACGTCTTCGGCGTCCGTGTCCACGCGAAGATATTCTTTCGCCTCGTCAAGCGTTATCAACGGCACCGCCTCCAATCAAAAACCGCCCGAAGGCGGCGAATTATCGTTGAAAAGAAAATCCCGCTGTGGTACAATGTCGTTGCTAGACAAACAAAGCCACGCGGGATTCTCTTTTGCATTTCTGCGTTTCCATTGTACCAGTCTCCGTGTGGCAAGTCAAGAAAGGAGCTGATTTGCATGAAGTTTACCCCTGAAGTTCGCGCCGCGCTTGAAGTCCTTCGCGCCGCCGCCGAAAATGACTTTGAGCGTCACCGAATCAACGTCCTCGAACGCGATTTGACTGCGCCGCCCGTTGTTGAGAAGGTCGACGAAACACACCAGCGGTTTAATGGCGTGACTTTTTGCCAAAACCACAGCGGTCATTTTTCCACCAATTTCCCTATTCATCGCGCTGTTTATCTGTATTATCGCGGTGACATTCCTGCCAACCACGATATTCATCACATCGACCACAACAAAGCAAATAACGTCGTTGAGAATTTGCAATGCTTAACTCCAGCGGAGCATAAGCATGTACATAACTCGGAAATAAAACCTCGTGAATTTACCTGTGAAATTTGCGGAAAGAAATTTTTTTCCTCGCGTCTTGATTGGCAAAACGTGCGTTATTGCTCTAAACGTTGCAATTCCCGCGCATTCAAACAAAACCACATGGAAATTAGGACTTGTGCCTATTGTGGCAAGGAATTCTCGTCGCCTGCGGTCAATCCTACTCGTTTTTGTTCCGCATCTTGTCAAAACAATGCGCTTTGGGATTCAAAATGGCAACAGCGTCGATTGGAGCCTAAAATTTGTCCTATTTGCGAGCAGGAATTTATCCCAAAAACCGGAAGGCAAATTTATTGCTCGCGCCATTGCCGTGACATTGCTCTCTTGCGTAGGAACAGAGAAACTTGGCAAGCGAAACGTGTGCAAAAGAAAAAAACTTGCCCAGCCTGCGGGGAGAAATTTATCGCATCCAATAAAGCACAGCGTTATTGCTCCTCTTCTTGCGCCGCTACGTTCCGCCATTCAACCCGACAGAAATTAGAGGAAAAAGTTTGCCCCACTTGTGGCAAGACATTCATGCCAAAAAAAAGCACGCAAACTTATTGCTCTAACACCTGCGCCGTTGCAAAACGAAATACGAAAAAACGTCTCGAAAGAAAGCAACGAGCCTGTCCCGTCTGCGGCAAAATTTTTACGCCAAAATTCCCCAGCAGTAAGCAAGTCTGTTGTTCCCACGCCTGCGGAGTAAAACTCACCGCTGAAAAAGCAAAAAAAAGAAACGAAGCGAAGAAAAAAGTCTGCCCAATTTGTGGGGAAGCGTTTATGCCAAAAAAGGGGCAAATTTATTGCTCCCGAACCTGCGCTGGGAAAGGCTATAGCCAAAAACGGCGGAAAAGTGACGCCGATAAGCAAAGAATTTGCCCCGTCTGTGGCAAGGCTTTTATCCCGTCCCATTCGTTGGTTACTTGTTGTTCGCGTTCTTGCGGCGCGAAAATTACCGCTCAAAAAATCAGAAAATCACCAACGAAAAAAGTTTGCCCCGTCTGCGGTAAAGAATTTACTTTGAGCTGTTCTACCAGCAAGAAAGTTTATTGTTCGCGGAGTTGTTTCATGAAAGCACGCAACCAAAACAACAAGAATAGTGACGAAGGTACTTAATAGGGGTCACTTTATTTGCAGTGCTCGCACAGCCTCCGTCAATGTCAAAATGCCGTCGACGCGTTCTTTCATCATATATCCGACAAGCCCGCTGACTGCATACGCCTCTTTCAATTCCTGAATCCATCTCGCATTGCGGTCACCAATATTGTAATACGAAATGTCGCCAAAAACCAAAGCGAATTCGCCACTCGCCGCCGCCGGCATGTAAGGCGTCGTGAAGATTGGGTATCCGAGCAAACGGTCGGGTTCTCCACTTTGAAGCGAAGGTTGCCACATGAAAGCCTGATTCGCGTCTTTGAGCTTCCTAACGAGTGCTACGGTTGAATCGTTGGCAAGGAAGACTGCCCGCTTGCGATACGGGCGTTTGAGCGAATAAATCAAGTTAATGATGTCGTCGGGGGCAATAGACACGCCCGTTGTCGTTTTAAAAGCGGTCGTGTCTTTCGCGATTGACGTAAGAATACCTGTCGGGGTGTTCGCGTTTTCTGCGCCTGAAATAAACGCCTGTTCTTCCGCATTGGCAAGAGCCTTTCCGAACTCGGTTATCAAAAAATTTTCGAGGTCGAAGGCGTTATCGAACAAAAGCTCTTCGCTGACTTGAACTCCCACGCCCAACTTATGCGCGTCGAGGACAATTTGACCGAAAGTCGCGTTACTGAACGTCAACGCTTGCCCTTCGTCCAACCATGCGGCGGCGGGTTTGCTTGCCACAAGATTGATTTTCCGTTCGGAGCTTGTCGTGATGATTGTCGCAAGGGAACGAATTACGTTTTCTTCCGCGATAGTGTCGATAAGCCTAGAATCCCAACTTTCCGGCACGAGGTAGCCGCCTTGCGCGGAGTTGCCCTCGTTCAAATAAGCGGAAACTTGCTTGAAGTTTGAGCGCAACGCCGTCATTATTGCCGCTTTGTATTCGTCGGTCGCCCTGCCGCTTTTGACGTTGCCAATCCCGCGCATGTCGTTATCGAAGTTGCCGCCGATTGCGTCACGGATAGGCGCGGTCGTCGGAGCGGTGAGTTTCGCGTTGGTCGCCTCGTGTCTTTTAAAGCGGTCAATCTGTTTGCCGAGTGATTCAATTTCGGCTTCGATTTTGTCATACTGCGCGGCATCTTCGGCGGAAAGTGTACCGTCGGCAGATGTGCGTTCGTCGATAATTTTCTGTGCGCTGTCCCAAAGGTTGGCGCGCTTATCAATCAAGGCTTGAATATTCATGGTTAATCCTCCTAACGTTTCAGTAATTCCAAACGCCTGCGAAGTTGAGCGGCGTCGACACGTTTGCCGGCGGTCGCAAGTTTCTTTTCGGCGTCACGCTTTGCTTTGAAGGCGTCCGCAACCGAATTCGTGACTTGCAACGTCGAGAAAATCTTCGCCGATTGTTCGTCGGTCACTTGATTTTCGGAGCCAATAATTTTGTCGGCGAATCTCAATTCGACGGCTTTGTTCGCATTCATCCACGTTTCCGCGTCCATCATGCGCGACAGCTGTTCGCGGGACAATTTCGTCCGCCCGTATGCGTTGATTATGGCTTCCTTGACTTCGCCGAGCATTTTAGCCGCCGCCTTCATTTCGTCCGCGTCACCTGCCGCTATCGTCGCGGGATTGTGAATCATAATCATGCCGACGGGCGAAATTTCTATTACGTCACCCGCCATTGCGATAATCGACGCCGCGCTTGCCGCCAACGAATCAATCTTGACGGTCACAAGCCCGCAATTGTCGCCGTATTCTTTGAGCATGTTGAAAATCTCCGTCGCCGCGAACACGTCACCGCCGGGGCTGTTTAGCCAAACGGTAATATCGCCGTCGCCTGCGTTAAGGTCGTCGCGGAAAATTTTCGGTGTGACTTCGTCGTCAAACCACGTAGTTTCCGAAATTGCCCCGTCGAGCCGCAAAATTCGTTCGCCCGCGTCGTCGCGCAGGAAGTTCCAAAACTTAGCCATTGCTCTCGCCTCCTTTCTTATAAGCGTCGCCCGCTTGGTTTAACTTCGTCATGTTGCCGTTGATAAGGTGAAGGTCGCCGCCTTCATCCGCGCTTATCGGGTTCATGTCTTCGAGTTCCCGAACTTCATTAACCGACATGATACCTTGCTGAATTGCCGTCGCGTAGCCGCGCATACGAGTTTCATAATCGCCGCGAAGTAAACCGTCAACCGACAGCTTGACGAAAAATCGCCCGCGTTCGGCAGGTCGGAACAACGCCTTGTTTAAAGCTTGTTCCCAACGGACAACCCACGGGCTTAACGAAAATTTGACGAACTCCAGCGACAGATGTTCAACGTTGCTGAAAGTTGCGCGTTCGAGGTCGGCAAGCATGTGCGGCGGGACGCGGAATATCCGTGCGATTTCGTTGAGCTGAAATTTTCGCGTGTCAAGAAATTGCGCGTCGTTGGGCGGGATTGAAATTTGCTGATAGTCAACGCCTTCTTCAAGGACGGCTATTCTGCCCGCGTTTTCGCCGCCGTATGCGCTCTGCCAACTGTCGCTTAACTTCTGCGGGTCTTTGAGCACATGCGGAACTTTCAAGACGCCGCTCGGCTTCGCGCCGTTCTCAAAGAATTTCGCGCCGAAGTCTTCACACGCGATAGCGACACCGATTGCATTCCGTGCCATTGCTATCGGCGAATATCCGATTAGCCCGTCGAATCCCAACGCGGGGATGTGCAACACGTCACGACGCGATAAGGTTATCTGCGTCGGCTTCTTCATGTGTTGATTTTCGCCCGTTGTCGGCGTGTACCGGTAGACGATTTCGCCGTTGTCGTCGCGTTCAACCGACGTGCGGTTGGGTCGGAGCGGATAAAGTCCCGTTATGTTGTCTAAGCTGTTACGAAGAATCTGCGCGTAAGAGTTGCCCCAAAGCAACAGATGAGCCATCGAACATTCACGGAACTGAAAACTCGTCATTTCGTCGTTAGGCGCGTCGTGCAACAGGTAATAAAGCGGATGATTCGGCACGCGTTCTTTGCCGCCGTTCTTATACTCGTAGACGTGCAACGGGAGCGCAGCTATTGATTCGGAAAGAATTCGCACGCAAGCATACACCGCCGAATTCTGCATTGCCGAAAACTCGTTGACTGTCTTGCCGCTGATTGACTTGCCGAACAGGAACGGCGCAAAGCTGAAATGATAGCTGTCGGTCGGCTTGTCGCGTGACTTAAACAAGCCCCGAAAAAAATCTATTATCTTCATGATTCAATCCTTTGGATAAAAATCAACTGTGTAGTGACTGCCGCTATATTGCTACAGTGACTGCCTGACTGCCGCTATATAGCGACACTACTGCCGCTATATTGCTACAGTGACTGCGGCAGTGACTGCGGCAGTCAAAATTCGACATCGACGTTCAAAAAGTACTGCAGGTTGTTTTTGCAACGGATTTTTACGTCGCCTTGCCACTTTTATTAGAAACAGATTAAAATTCGATTAGAAAACGGTTAAAACGCCAATGGACAAGCAGGAGTTTTGCGGCGTCGCGTCGAATTTATTTTTGTCGCCGCGAGAGGTGCAGACTTAAGACATCTATCTATCTATCATTCAGGAATTTGACTTTTTGATTTTCAAAAGGTCTTTTTTGTTGTGAGGAAGATTGATTCGGAATATGAAAAAGCTTGCCTCGTCGTTGCGTATGGAATAAACTTGCTCAATCAATCGAAAGGAGTTTTACCAATGACGAAAGATGAAGCAATGTATGTGATTCTGGGCGCGTTCGACGACGCCGATTGTGACTTCATGGAGCCCGAAGCGCAAGAGCTTGCCGAGGCGTTGAAACTGTTCGGCGTTGATTTCGACGCGCTTGTCGACGAGGATAAGCTGTCGGCATTTGCGGCGGCTCTTGAATACTTCGGTTACGATGCGGCGATTGGCGTTGACGCGTTCGCGGCGGTCGTCAAAAAAGCGTTAGACACCGTCAACGGCGGCAAATACATTCACTATCCCGACGCAAATATCGAAGGCGTCAACGGGAAATTTACCCTGCACGGCTACTTCGCCTTCGATTATTAATCAGATAAAAATCAGTCCGCGTGAATCGTACACGCTTTCGGTCGGCGACGCGCCGCAACGGATAGCCCTGTCAAGTGACATGACTAACGCAACCGCGCCGTCGACTTTTTCTGTTGACTTCGCCTTGTCGATTTTGATGTTGTCCGCCGCGTCACGCCTGATAATGATGT